GGCACACTCGATGTTGCTGGCAACTCTGAGTTCAACGGCACTGTCGATGTTGATGCAGATTTCGCTGTTAGAAACGGTACAACCGACAAGTTCTTCGTTGATAACGTAACTGGTAACACCGATATCCAAGGCACTTTGGATGTCAATGGTGCAACTGAGATTACAAACACTCTGGATGTTAGCAACGCTGTTACATTCGATCAGACACTTCTGGTCCAAGGCAACTCCGAGTTTAACGGCACAGTTGATGTTGATGCTAACTTCGCCGTTAGAAGTGGTAGCACAGATAAGTTTACTGTTGCTTCTTCCTCTGGTAACGTTGCAACTGACGGCACACTGGTTGTCCAAGGTCAAACAACTATCAACGATTCTCTGATTGTTGATGCTGCTAACGAAATCTTCTCTATCAGAAACGGATCTGCTGTTGAGAAGTTTGGTGTTGATGCAGACAACGGTAATACAAACATCATCGGCACACTAACCGTTGGTGATGCAACTCAGATTAATGACACCTTGGGTGTCTCTGATGTTGTAACCTTCACAAGAAACACTCAGCAAACCCTGACTGGTTCTTATGCTGCTGATGGTGCATTCCGTCTGACTGGTGGTGCTGCTATTGGTAAGAACCTTGCTGTTGGCGAAGGTTTGAGAGTTTATGGTGGCACAGAACTAACTGGTGCTCTTGATCTCAATAACTCTGCAGATATCTCTGGTGCTTTAGTAACTCATGATAATGTTACTATCACTGCAGATAACAAAACATTTGCTATTCAAAATGCATCTGCTGCTAACAAACTTACAGTAGATACTGATAATGGCAATACAGATATTCGTGGAACCCTGGATGTTGGTGGTGATGTAACTGCCGAATCTAATCTTACTGTTACTGGAAACCTTACTGTTAATGGCACAACCACTACTGTCAATAGCACGGTCACAACTCTCGATGACCCTATTATTACTGTGGGTGGTGACACAGCACCCTCGACTAACGATGGTAAGGATCGCGGTGTTGAATTCCGTTATTATGACGGCTCTGCTAAAATTGGCTTCTTCGGATATGACAGATCCGCCAACCAATTCGCGTTCGTAACTGATGCAACTAACTCCTCTGAAGTTCTTGCTGGTACAGATGGCGCTCTTCGTGCTGGTTCTCTTAATCTTACTGGGTCTGGAACATCTCTTGATGTTGATGCCAATGCTAACATTGATGGCACCCTGACTGTTGATGGACAGATTGTTTCTCAAGTTACATCTGGTGCAGCACTGGTCATTCCTACCACCACCAAAATTAATAATTTGAATGCTGACCTTCTGGACAGCATGACAACTGCTTCTGCTGCGACACCGACTACTGTCGTTGCTCGTGATTCTAGCGGTGACTTCTCTGCTAATCAAATCACTGCTGCTAGTGGTGTAGGTGCTGCTGCAGGTTTCTTAGGTAATGCTTCGAGTGCAGATATCCTTAAGACTGCAAGAGTTATCACCATTGATGGTGTTGTCAACGGCAATGTTTCCTTTGATGGATCTCAAGCAGTAACCATTACTACCACATATGATGATGCTGACATTACTGCTTTGGCAGCACAGTCTGGCACTGGTTATATGGTCAGAACTGCTGCTAACACCTATGCACACCGCACGTTTGCTGTTACAGCATCTTCTGGTATTACTCTGACCAATCCTGATGGCATCTCTGGTAATACTACAATTAACGTTGCTTCTGCATCCACTAACGCAGCAAACAACCTGGTTCTGCGTGATGCCAGCGGCGGTTTCTCCGCAGAAGACGTAAATGTTGCAACACTGGATGCTACAGGAAACTCCACCATCGGTGGAACACTTGGTGTAACGGGTGTAGTTACCCTTTCGGGTCAGTTGAACGCTAACAGTGGTATTTTAGTTGATACTAATAAATTCACTGTTGATGGACAGAACGGTTCTGTTTCTACTCAAGGCACACTGAATGCCGATGGTGCTACAACTCTTGGTAGCACACTGACAGTTACTGGTGCAACCGAATTTAATAGTACGGTTGATGTAGATGGTAACTTTGCAGTTAGAACTAATCTTGGTGTAGATAAATTTACCGTTCTGGGTGCATCGGGTAACACTAGTATTTCTGGTACTCTTGGAGTCACAGGTGCTACAACCTTGTCTGACACCCTGGCAGTAACTGGAACATCTGCATTCACTGGTGCAATCACCGCAAGTGGCGGCGTTATCGGTAACGTAACGGGAACAGTTTCTAGTATCGCAAACCATGATACTGATGCTCTGAGTGAAGGTTCTACTAATCTTTACTTCACTAATGAGCGTGTTGATGACAGAATCGACGCACTGTTTATTGCAAGCACTGGTATTACTAAGGTATATGATGACACAGCAGGCACCTATACGCTCTCTGTAACGCAAGCAGACATCGATACCGATAATGTCACTGAAGGATCTACAAACCTCTTTACAACCGCTGCTAGGACCCGCACACACTTCACTTATGGTACGGGTATCGAACTGAGTGGTGCAGGTGAATTGTCTGTCACTCAGGTAGATATTGATACTGATAATGTTACTGAAGGTAGCACTAATATCTTCTATACCGAAGCACGCTTCGATTCAAGTCTTGCTGCTAAGACCACTGATGATGTAACTGAAGGTTCTGCTAACCTTTACTACACAGACGCTCGTGCTGATGCTCGTATCGCTGCTGCTGATACCGATGCATTGTCTGAAGGTTCTGCAAATCTATATTACACAGATGCTCGTGCTGAGGCATCTTTCGATACTAAGATTGCTGCTGCAACTACCGATGATCTGAGTGAAGGTTCTACTAACGTTTATTATACTGATGCTCGCGCTGAGGCATCTTTTGATACCAAGATTGCTGCTGCATCTACAACAAATCTGTCTGAAGGCAACAACCTTTATTATACAGAGGCAAGAGTTCAGACAAAACTTGACGATGCATTTGCTCAACTTCAGGCAATGCTCAACAATCTTGCAACTACTACCACTTTAACCCTGGCACTGTCTGGTGATCCTACACCTGGTGCGGTTGTTACAACTGCTGTTGATAATGGTGGTGGTGGCGGATTCACTGCTGGAACTGCCGTTGCTACCTCTGGTGGCACTGGTTCTGGATTGACAGTTGATACCACTGTTGTTGGTGGAGTAATCACTGCTGCTGCAGTTAATGCAGGTGGTTCTGATTATCTTATTTCCGATACTGTAACAATTACTAACCCCAATGCTGGTAAGGTCCTCTCCTTTAACTTGGCGACCCTTACAGGCGGTTCTAACTATGTTACAGGGACTGCTCTGGCAACGACTGGTGGATCTGGATCTGCATCTCTGACTGTTGATATCACAGCAGTTGCTGGTGCAATCACTAACGTTACTATTAATGATGGTGGCACTGGATATGCTGCCGATGAAACAATTACTATCGTTCAACCAACTGGTGCTGATGGTAGTAATCCTGCAACAGGTGGTACAGTTGATATCGCGACTGTCGCTACTAATGCAACCTTGTCCATGACTGACATCACTACGATGGAAGTCGGTGCAATTGTCACTGGTGCTACTAGTGGCACAGTTGGCACCATCACTGCTCTGGGAACTAACCAGATCACTGTTGATAACGTTGATGGATTCTTCAAAGTTGGAGAAGTCGTCAGTGCAAATGATGTTACAACTCTCACTATCTCCTCATTCGCTTGATAACAAATGTCAGCAACTAGACCCGCAACTAAAACCGAACTAAGAGATTATGCTCTTCGTCGTTTAGGATATCCCACGATTGACATCAACGTTGCTACCGAGCAACTAGATGATCTGATTGAAGAGGCTATTGATTACTATCAGGAGTTTCACTACAACGGTAGTTACAAAGCATTCATCAAAATTGAGGTAACCGATGCAATTAAAACGGCAGCTCAGACAGGATCCGCTATCTCTGGCACGGATTGGACAGAAGGTAATGAGTACGTATCACTCCCACCAAACGTCCTCTCTGTTAATCATGTTTATACTCAGATTGGTGCTTCTAGTATTGTTCCTGGGAATATTTTTAACATCAAGTATCAAATCTTTTTGAATGATATCTATGCAATGAC